CCTCCATGCCAAAATCAATACCAATAAGATTTTCTTTAAAACCACTTATAGAATCAGAATTTATTATAATCTTATTAGTTTCACTATTACTAGAGTTAAGACAAGCGTGCTGAACTTGATATACGTCGCATAAAACAACTTGTCTAAAACCTCTTAAACCACTACCTCTATCAAGTGTTTCGCATTCAATTATAGCGTCTGACTTAATACCTGTATGAGGCCAACTACCTGAAGTGTCAATATCAGAAGCATTAGCTACAAAGTTATATATTTTATCTGTAGTAGGATCTGCAACTACACCTACGGTTTCTGCTGTAGAAGATAAATCAGCTATATTTCTAAATCTAAATCGATCTCCACCTGAAACTGTCTCTGCGGTATCATAGTCAGGCTTTACAAACTTTATTCTATCGCTTCTGTAGTTACCTGATAAATTTTCTACTGCACCAACGTCGTCAGTGTCAGAAGTACTTATTTCGATATTAAGAGCGTCCCTATATTCTCCAGCAGGTACCACTCTTTCATCAAGGTCTTTATTCATACGACCTTTTAGAAAATTTCTACTTAACTCTGGCATGCTCTAGTGTTTTATGTGTTTTGATTTACCTCTTAATATTTGTGTTATTTCTTCTAGCTTGATATTTGATAATCTAAGCTTTGCTTGTCTTTTTGCAGCAAACGCTTCTCTTTTAAACCTTTGAACTAAATACTCAGGTGTATTTGCTCTTGTTGCTAAAATTGCGTGAGCTATATATTTATACATTGCTTCTTCAGCAAACTTGTGAACTTTCATCTCTGATGTAGAGCCTAAGCTATCACTGATATATTTAAATATTATTTTTTTACCGTTTAAGTTAGAGCCAAAATGTATATTACCTTTTAGTTCATCGATGTAATAAGATCCGTTTACTTGTGCGTGTTGTGGATCAATACCGTATCTTTGACCTTGATTATCGTCAAATATTTCATCGTCATAGTCAAAATCGTTTTGCTGTAACTCTGAAGGCGTATTAGTAGAAAAATTATCCCAAGTTGTAGAGTTTGTAGCAAACTGCAAAGTGTCTTCACCAGCATCGTCTGTATCACCGTCGTTATTATGATCAAAGTCAAAAGTACCATCAGCGTTTTGATTAGGCGCCTGAGGATTACTTGTTTTAATAGCAGGATATATTATGTGCTCAATACCAGCGTCGTCTACAGAAACAACTTTAACGTAGTTAACATAGTCTTTTGGAAGTGGTAATATTAAAGTCGATGGCACGGTTAACTCAAAAGCTTTTACAGATTTAAACGTATCAAAGCTTAACTCTTGCAAAGCTCTTGAAGCATGAAAAGCTACATCTGTTCTTTTTATTTTACTTATTATTTTATCTTCACCAACATAAGCTATAATAAATTGAGTTATAACTTCATCTAGCGAAGTAAACTGATAGTTGCCAAGATCTGTACCACTATAATAAGCTGAATCTGTAGTTGTTATTGGATATGCCATTTACTATTGCTTTTGTTGTTGTATTGTTTGTGATTGTTTTACATTAGCAGCTTGTGCTAAATCTGGAGCTTTCATCATAAACCCAGCTAATTCTAGTATCTTGTAAACTAGTTTAGTCTCTTCAGATGGATGTAGCTCAAAGTTCGTAGAAGTTGCAGCGTTATTTAGCGGATATTCATTACCATTTTGCGTGCTTGGAACTATAACATAACCCCAATAAACCGTAGTAGGCTGTTTAATATAGTTAACATAAACATTACTAGTTAAGTTTGATGGTGTTCCAGGGCCTATAGCATTATAAACTTCTATGTTGCCACTCTCAAGTATATATATAGGTCTTTCAGCTGTAACCATTGGAAGAGGTGAATGTCTATATTCTTCAAACTCTTTTCTAGTTAGTCTATCAGCTATATATTGATTACTACTATTAACGTGATAAACACTAGATATTCTGTATAAATTTGTAGGTAAGGTAGTTCCAGATGTTACCGCAGCGTTGTGAACCTCAAACTCTGCTATTTTTTCTTGAAGTACATTAAGCATATCAGCGTGAACAGTATCGTTACCGTGTTGCTCGCCAAATTGCTTTAAGTCATAAAAATATTGCTCAAATATTTCCATCTGAGCTTGATTAGCTAATAAATTAAATTCTAAAGGTGTTATAAAACCTCTTTGCTCTTTATTTGCAACTGCTAATACTCTTTGATATACTGTGTCTACGTTTATAGCCATAATTACTTTTTTATAGTTGAGTAACCACCCTAAAAAGAGTGGCTACTCTTCTATAAGTAATTACATATTCAGTCGCTTTTCTATGTTATTGTACACTTCCATACCTTCATCTGTCTTGAACCAAGCAGCTAAAGATGAGTAAGCGTGATCGCCAAATGGAATATTCATTATTTTTTGACCAGTACTAGCCCAAGAAACTGTACGCTGATCTTGTGATATACTTAACAAACCGTATTCAACAGCTTTAATAGCAAAGTTTCTAAGTTGAATATTTTCATCAGTAACTAATTCCAAGAACAATATTGGATTTCTTTTAGCAAACACAAGTAAATCTCTTCTAAGTTCGCTAGAGCTCATCTCTGTAACTTTAGATCCTATTTCTGCTCTTAATACAGCTTCAGTCATTTGTACGTCTAAGTCTAACGCTACTTGCATTGCCTTAGCTTCAAACTCTAGCATATCAACTTGACTGGCAGCTTCTTCAACAGGCTTATGCTCTTCAAACAATATTCCGTTACTTGGATGTAAATCTAAAAACTTTTGTAAAACTGTTTTTTCTTTTGGAACGTGTAAAGCACCGTTTTGAAAAACTACATGAGCTAATCTTTGGTCACCAACCATTTCATCAACAAAAGGTGTTCTTTGATTAGTCGTATACTTTAACTCTCTTTCATATCCTTTTTCTTCGTCAAACCAAAACACGTTTGAAGCTCTTATAGTATATGTTAAAGGAGTTTTGTCGTTTTTAAGATAATAATGTCTATCTTTTATTTCCCACTCAGGTTTTTTAGGCTGTGGCTTTTCAATAACCACTTCTACCATTTCATTTGTAGCTTTAATTTCTGGCTGAGCTACTTCAGCTTTCTTTGTTTGTTTTTTTGCCATGATATAATATAATAAAAATTAAAAAAAGCCAAGGGCCGAAGCCCTTGACTAAATATTTATGCTTACTTCAATAACATGAAGTTGTTAGCACCTTGTACAACTAAACATCTTTCAGATAAATAGTTGACTTCCATTGCATCAAGATCAGAAGTAACGTTTCCGCCAACAGATCCAGTGATCCAAGTTTTTAATCTACGATCTTCCATTTGAGAAGCTCTATAACGTACGTGTAAGAACGGACGCTTTAAGTTTCTACCTAATGCTTGATCATAAACTGTTGATACACCAGCAGGAATAATAACACCACGAATACCAGTTGTAGTATCTAAAGCGTTAATAAATCCACGAGTACCTTTATCGTTAAGATATTTAAAGTCTGATTTGTAGAAATCGTAAGATCCTCTACGGAAACCAGAGAAGCCTAAGTTTAGCGCCATGTCTTCAGAGTTGTCAAATACGCCGTAAGATGTACCACCAGCTCCGTAAGAGTTCATAGAAGCTAACATATCATCAAAAGCAAGAGATGTAGCTCTATCAATAAATAACATGTTTTCTTCAATAGCACCATTTTCGTCAAACTTAGCTAATATATCGTCAAACTCAGCTAAATCAGTAGCAGCATTAACACCAGTAACACCTGTAGCTACGTGACCTCTAGTTTCAATAGCTGAGAATAAACCTTCAGTACCTACGTTAGTATCAGTACCTAAACCACCAGTTGCATCGTGAATAATAGAAGTACTATCACCTTTTTCAGCTTCCATTAATGTCATCTCTAAATAATCAGAGAAACGAGCTCTAGTATCACCTTCAGCTTTTAAGTACCATAAGTAACCTGACTGTCCTTCTTCGCCAGAAACTTCAACCCAACCGATTTGAGAAGCGTCAGATCCTGATACTTCATATAAATCTTTAATGATAATTGGCTTGTTAGAGTGGCTTTTAAACTGCGGCTTATTAGCTCTAGTTTTTCCTGTAGTACCTTTAGCGTGCTCAGAACCGTAAACTAGTACTCTAACAGTGTCACTGTCACCAAAGTCACCACTTGTAGATAAAGCGGCTTGGTTGTAAGGTAAAGCAGTAATTTGAGCAGTACCTGTATCTGCTACAGAAACGTAACATCTTAAAGTCATACCAGCTTTAGATACTAAAATTTGATCACCTGGGCGAATACCGTGAGAACTACCACCACCATCAGAGTTTCCATCAACATCATTACCAATATTAATTGTGTTTGAAGCTGCTGTAGCGATTGTAGCAGAATAAGCCAAGTGTAAACGACCTTGCTCAGACCAAATAACTTGGTCAGCAGTCATTGACTCTTCAGCACCTACTTGTGACAAGAATCCTGAAATTGTTCTATTACCAAAGATCTCAGATTCTTGCTCAATAAGATCTGGTAAGTATTGTTGACTCCAATCATTGTTGCCTGTAGTAAAGTCAATGTAATTTGACGTCAACGTTTGTTGAATTGGAGCAGGAGCTATTTGCCCCGTGTTGCTTGAAATTGCCATTTTTAATTATTTTTAAATGGATTAATAATTTATTTTCTTCCTTTTTTAATTCTAACTTTAAAATCTCTTGAACTATCTCCAGGTAAAACTCTGTATTTAACGCCACCTACTTCAATCTCACCATGAGACTGTCTTGGCGACATATCAATGTTTTTACTTTTAGCAACACTGTTTTTTAACGCATCAGCTTTGCCTTGCTCATAAAAATGATTTGCAATAGCATCAGCGTTCATAGCTGTAAATAAAGACTTGTGATAACCTTCAGCATCTGACATCGCTTCATTTTCATCTAGGAACTTCCCTACAAAATTATTGATGTCGCTTTGAGTTGTCTTAATCTTTTCAGCATCGTTTACTTTAAACCTCAAACTTCTATCACCGACTTTAAAATCGAAACCTTCGAATTTGTCGTTAAAAACTTCATTAGTTTTTCGCATGAAGTTCTCAGTTTGTTTTTTCTGTTGCTCGTCTTGTTCTTGAGACTCTTTGTTATATCGATTAAAGAAGTCCATAGCTTTTTGATATTCATCATTAGGCGCTGGTCTAGCTTTAATCTCATCGTAATATTTAGACTTTTGCCCGTCTAAGTAGGCTTTAGCTTCGGCAACTTGCTCTTTCAAAGCTAATTTCTTTCGTTTAATATCTGTCTCTTCATCAATGTCTTCTTCGTAAGAAAACTGATCATCAAGCATAAATGTTATCTCTTCATCATTAAGATGAGGTTTAGTCTGCTTGTAGTACTGTTGAAGAGCACTCATATTATCTAACTCGTCAACATTTGTATTTAGTTTAACGTAGTCATTTATATCTCCTCCTGTTTCGTTCATAAAGTTTATTAACTTATCAACGTTTTCAGGTAGTTCTAAATTGTTCGCTTTAGCGGGTGGGGCCTCATTTTGAACTTGCTCGGAGACTTCTTCTCGGGCAGGCTGTTCATTTGTTGTCTCGACGTTTTCTGCTTGAACTTCTTCGCTAACTTCGGATTCGTCGCGTACAGGTACCTCATCTGTGCTTTGCTCTCGAACGGCATTATCTTCTTCTTTTATTGGTGGTTTAGTTAAATCAACTTTTACTATACTTGGATCGTCTTTCGATTTAAAATTTGAAAGATCAACTTTAGTAACGTTGTCATTTGCCACCTCTTGTGTTTTTTCTTCTTGTTCCATAAAATATTATATAATTAAACATTAAATAAGTCAAACTCACTCATATTACCATCACTCGTTTCTTGAAAGTTTTTAGGTGGTTTGTTTTTTTGTCTTTGATCTATCATCTCAGACTGTTGCGTAGCTTGTATCTTTGTTCTCTCATCTTTTCTATCTTCTCTAGCAGCTTCACGATCTGTTAATCCTTGAATCTCTAGCTTTTTTAACGAGTAGTCCATAGTATACTGGTGCTCTGCCATTTTCTTTTTCATTTCTGCTTCTGCAGCCATATATTGTATTTTAAGCTCTACTTTACCTTGCTCTAACTCTAATTGAGAGGCTGTAAGCGCTTGTTGCTTTTGAGTTTCAGCCTGTGCTGCAGCTTGAGCAGCTTGAGCATTAGCCGAAGCCTGTGCTTGTATATTTTGTTGCTGCATTAGTTGATCACGCTTAGCTTTCTTTTTTCTTCTAACTTTTAATACTTGATTAGCTAGCTTTACATTTTGTATAGTTCTTATGTCAATAGCATCTTCTAAATCAATAAGCTTATTAGCTAAAGCTACTTGTATATTATTCTCAAGCATTTGTTTTTCTTCTTCGTCTGGCGAAAGATCTATAAGTATACCAAAGTCGTACAAATGTAATTCGCTCATCTCGCTTAACGTAGCTACATTGTGAGCGCCTAACGATTGTATAAAAGCATTTTTAGTAGGCGAATACTCTATTATATCAGATATTCTAAGTGATAACTTTTCAGCTGTTTCGGCTGTTAAATATAAACCAGCTTGAAGTATATGTCTTGTTGCTGTATTACTATTTGCAGCGGCAAGTTTTTGTACACCAACTAAAGCTTGTCTATCAGGCGTGCTGCCATCACGAGCTTCGTTCAGCCCGGTTACATCACGTATCATTTGCAAGTAATAATTATAATTTGTTATTAATGCTTGCATTTTGTTACCACCGCTACCACTAGCTATTTCTTGTATTGGCACTCTAGCTGGATTACCTTCGCCTAGCTCGTTCATTGATCTACCAATAACGCTACCTGTTTGGAAGAACATGTTTAAAGCTTCTTGCGGATTATAATTTGTTCCATTACCTAAATCTATTTCAGCTAAACCATCGGCGTCGAGATAAATACCATCAGGTATCATGCGCGACATAACTTGCTGTAGTTTTAAGTGTGTAAGTTGTATCATATCAGCAAAACCAGTAATACGACTAACTAAAGACTCTATAGATCCGTTGTACATACGTGGAGCTACTATACTATAATTCATTTTAACTTTAGTATAATCACTTTTAGGTCTTATCATGTTTTTACACATCTGCCATTTTATAAGTTTATCAGTACCTAGTATTAAAGCACCATCATACAAAACTTCAACTGATCTTAATAATCTTTCGTAATCACCTCGCTTGCCTTCTGGTGGATTAAATGAATCATCTTTTTCTATAGCTTTTTCTCCACCGGTACTCATTGTTTTAACTTTATAAACTTCGTTCATATAAGTTTTGTAGTTAAAATATAGTACTTGTATTTTATTAATATCTTGCTCTCTTCTACTCGCGCTATAAGTTCTGTTATATCTACCGTGGTTAATATTGCTTTCTTTTACAATATCTTCTATTTCTTCTTGATTTAAATGCGGAAACTCTTTGACTAGCTCGTTTACAGGAACTTCTTTTACCTCACCTACATAATATAAGTCTTCAAAATATGGTGAGTCGGAATATGAGTATACTAAATTAGCAGGATCAACGTATTCAACTTTAGCTCCTTCTGAAGTATTAAAGTTTGTTTTAACAGCGCCAATACCTAAAACTGTTAAATCATAGAAAAATCTTTTCTTTATAAGCTCATAGTTATTGCCTTCAAGTAGCATGTTTAAAGCTTGCTCTTCAGCTATTTCTACAGCTTGCTTGTAAGTTAACTGCATGTGCAATGCTAACTCTTCTTCTGTTTCTGGTAAATCTTTACCTTGGTTTTCAGTTATATCAACACCTAAGTTTTTTTGAGCAAAATCTGCAAGATCTTTTGTTTGCATATCTCTTAGCACAGACTCCATATATTCAGTTCGCTTTGAAACTCCGTACGGATCTTGTGCATAAGCTTTAATATCGTAAGTACGCTCTGCTATACCGTTAACGACTATATCTACAAATTTAGGTATAATAGGTACAGGCTTCCAGTCTAAATTTAAGTAGCTTAAGTCACCATTTATTGATAACTCATCTTTATATTTTTGTATTGACTGTTCGCCTCTAGCGTATAGTCTTCTTCTATGAAACTCAGATCTAGCGCTGAGATATTTGTTGTGATTGTATGAAGTATCAAACCACTCTTTTTGTATAGCTTTACCAACTTTTAAACCGTATTCATAACTAATTTTTTCTAAGTCACTAACGGCTTGACTAGGAAAATAACTTTTTACAACAGACTCTGCCATATTAATTTATTATTTTTGAAAAACCACCATTATTATTATACTTGGCTATTTTTATATTAAATTTTTCCTTTTTTCTATTCATTACAGGTGCATACAATTGTCTATTACAAGCCATTATAGCTAGACCAGAACTAATCGACGCATCAAACTTTGTTCTTTTATTTATATCAAACTTAGCCCAGTCATTTAATGTTTCCATAAAATTCATATTACCGTAAATGCCATCGCCTATATGACCAATATGACTATTGATATACATTTCGATAGCTGCGGCATGAGCTTGTTTTATATCCTCGCTAGAGTTTGGTATACCACCAATCTCTTTTTCAGCTTTAGATAAATTATTCCAAGTTTTATCTGGTCTGTTCATACTATAACCTCTGTAACCTCTCCGTTTGAAGTGATACAGTAGTCTTGGTTTATTGTTTTCTGCTAGTATTGGCATACCGTAAAATACGCATGCCATTAGTATATCTTCAAAAAATATTTCAGCGGTTTGTGGTCTTGCTATATATTCTAAGAAAAAATGGTTTGCCGGAGCATCTTCCATTGAAAACTTCGTTAATCCATGAAGAGATCCGTTGGATCCTCGACCATCAACAGTACCGCTAATATCATAGCTATCGCAGCCAAAAGCGCCCATGTGCTCGTTCCCAGGATATTTAATTCCATTTTTTACTATCATTTTATTTTGAAGGTGTAGTAAAGGCGTCCATGATATTTTAAATCTACCATTAGGGTCTGGATAAAAAATAACTTGAGTATCTTTAACACCGTTAACCCATTGAAAATTACCTACAGATATATTTTTATCTGCACCAGTACCTTCGTTATAATCTATTTGCTCGTATATCTTCACAAGATTAAACAAGCTATTTTTTGTTTCATCTCTAAACGCATGCTCTTCAGTTCTTGGAAACTGTCTGTAGAACTCATTTAAAGCGTCTTGATCTGATTTTAAACCTTCAGCTTCATTTTGCCAATGATCTATTACACCAACCTCTATTAGTTCACCGTGTGGTCCGTATACATCATCGCTAGGGTTATTAAATGTAGGTTGTCCATATTCGTCAATAAATCCTTCATAGTTCCATTCCATTGGCATAAACAAAGAATATAAACCAGACTTTGTTTGTCCATTTCTATTTCTACTTCTGACGTCTGAGTCATTATATAGTTTTTTAAAATTATTACCTCCTTTGTCTAACGCGTTAGACGTTGAACCCATCATACATTTACCAACTATACGAGCACCTAGCCTTAAACAAGTTTTAGTTACTCGCCAATTGTTTAGAATATTATCAGGTCTTTCCCATTTACCACTTTCATCGTGAACTAGCAAGTTAAGCTTTTCACCATCGTAGCTGTTATCACCTGTGTTTT